CCAAAGCGGTAGGATAGTTCTGCTGTGTGTGTTGTTTGAATGATCTTGAGCCGTGGATCACGGCCCATCATCCATGCTGGAAATAAAAATGATGCAAATTCTGATTTGGTATGTCTGGGTGGCATATTTACGATTAGTCGATTTATCCTCCCCTCCGCCAAGTCTTGAAACTTTTCTGCAATTTTTATGTGATGGGGCCCCTCTACAAACTCTGGCCACACTTGTTTCACAAATTTTATAAAATTATTCTGGGCTAATGTTTTTAATTGAAATGTTTTTTTACGTAATAATAATTTTTTCTTGAGAGTATCTAACTCTTCAGGAGTCATATTATCGTAATTAACAATACGCTTGAACTGTTCTACTTCGGACATCAGATGTTTATACCATATAGTCTGTATGTGCAAAAGTTTATATATACAATAACCTATATTGTGCTACGCTCTTTTTAGGGGTTGTCCCTCCTGTGATTTTATGATTTGGCAAGAAGCACAAAATGAGCCTCACGAATGGAACTAGAACCAAGACCAATTAAAAAGTTATCCACAGCCTTTTAAAATAAATAAAAATAAATTGAAACAATTTAGAATTTTAGCCGTTTTCTTATATGAGATATTATAGTAAATTTACTATAATTTTCTTGACATGTATTATATGGGATAATATATGTTAATTATCTTTTAACAACGGAGAAACTATGTTTAAAAAAGATATATTAAAAAAAGCAATTAACAACAAATTGTTTTCTGTTGAGTTTATCAAAGCAGATAAAACGAAGAGAACTATGCTTTGTAAATTGCCCACCAATGAAAAGTTTTTTGCTGGTGGAGAATTAAAAGGTAATAGAGATCACTTATTAGAAGTGATTGACGTTACAATATTAAGAAAGACTAAAGAGCCGAGAAAGGCTTGGAGGTCAATCAATCTTAATACTTTAACAAGTCTAAAAATTGGGGGTATCGAATGGATATAACTTTTAAATATGAAGACAACATTGATATTGTTTGGAATGGCTCGGCTACTTTCAATATCTTTATTGATGGTAAAAATGTTAATTGTTTTACTCAGTATGATATTGAAACTGAAGAACAAGCTAGACAAGCTGCAGACGAATGGTTAGCGATGGAGCTTGAAGAAGAAAAGTTGAGGTATGCAGATGCTTACTAATCAAGATAAGTTGGGCGCTATTAAGCGCCCAACTAAATGGCTCGAGAAAATCTTTTTGACTGAAGAAGATATGTTTGATGGCTTGGCGGATGCTGTTGAAGATGTTCATGTTTATCAACATGATTATAAAACACTTAATGGAAAACATGGAGTGGAATACATGTTAATGATTGAAGTTAATAATAGTGTTGAGCTTCCTGGATTTACAGCAGATGCTTTCGAATCAAGTTATGATGACTATTCAGTGGGGTACGAAGATGCTTAAAAGAATGTTAGCTGTCTTGATGTCGACCGGATCTATTTGGTTTACATTTTGCCTAGCAGTTTTTATACTAGGCTTAATATTTCCACATTATTTATAATTTCTTGGGGGTTATCCACAACCCCCAATTTTTTTTTAAAAAAGTTATTGACTATGAGATTTAATAAGATTATATGTAAATTAGCTTTAAACGATAGGAATAATTAACCTATCGTCCTCTTGGCTGAACATGGTTTTGTCAGGGATCAAAGGCACAGCTGACGGGTTTAAATGTCCAAATGGATAAGTTTACCAGAGGTTGGTTTGAGTAGGGGTTAATTTCTAAACTATACAGTAGAAATGTGATCTGATACTTGAAAATTGGAGGTGAGTTCACGCAAGGCCTTCAGAGGAGTAAAGCTAACAAAGGAGGAACTATGAATTATGATTAAGGACCAACCAATTAAAATTGAGAACAAATTATATGAGACGACAGAAACCAAACGTTCTCAAGGGAGGTCACATGATTATAGTGATTATTTTAGAACCTTACTAGCCTTCGGGCTAGTAGGTAGTCAAGGACCAGGCTTCATGCCTGGTCTTTTTAATTGGAGAATACTTATGGAAATAATATTATTGGATAAGGTATCTATCCTGGAGATGCAGCTTAGTAGGACCGAAGACGCATGGCTCAGAAGAATTTGGACAGATCATATAAATGATTTAATGCGCAAGGTCTCAAGCCTTAAAAAATAAAATAAGGGGGCAATGCCCCCTTGATTATGCTCTTAATTTTTCTAGAACTCTAGCAACTGCCTTTTCATTGAAACCCCCTACATGCCATTCAGTTATGTCATCTAGTTCTAAACCCTCGGCTTCACCTAAATAGTTATGACCATTCTTCCAATTATAAATAGTAGCGACTGTACCATCAGCAAATTCAAAAGCCCATTCAACATCTGTTTTATAGCCATCACCATCAGGATCGTGAGGCTCACCAAATACTTTTACAAGTTGTTCATATGGTGCTTTTATATATCCTTGGAGAAAAGTTCCTCCATCGTTTGTAGTCTTTTCCATATTCATTCCTTTCTTTTAATTATGTATTGACATATATCCCATAAAGTTTTATACGTCAATAATAGTTTGGTTGCCGACAATGAAAAGTTGAAAGAAACATTACAGGCTAACGGCTATAAAAATATACCTGTCTCGATGAATTAACATCGTGAGTATAAAATATGCCAAACTATACAACAAAGGAGTGAATATGCCTAATTGGACTTATAATACTGTAGTGTTTGAGGGTAATGAAAAACAACTTGAAACACTAAAGACTATGTTGAAGTCAAATGAAAATGATTTTGATTTCAATAATATTATTCCAATGCCAAAGAATATTTTTCGAGGTCCTCTCGGTAGAGAAGAAGAAGAAAAGTATGGTAAAAATAATTGGTATGATTGGAGTATTAAAAATTGGGGAACGAAATGGAATTCTGTTGATACTCAAATAGTAGATAACACAGATAAAATTTTATCTTACCAATTCAATACTGCTTGGGATTGTCCTCGTGAAATTGCTTTAGCATTACTTCGAATGAAGAAAACAATTCTTAAAGATGTAGAAATATCTTGGGATTGTATTCACGAAGATGGAGCAGAAGAAGAAACAATAATAGAAAAGGGGGTGGATTATGTCATTGAAGAAACCCATAATTAAACACTATGGAGATGTAGGAGTTGACTCAGGTCAACTCCTCATCATTGATCCATGCTACTTAGAAGAATTCATGAATCTTTATTCTTATGAAGATATCTGTGAGTATAAAGGCAACATGCAATACAAATTAGGGCACGATGGTATAGCTTGTAAATTGGAAAGTTTCGGGGGCGATGGCTTTTTTGCAATTGATTCCGTAACTCACCATAACAAGTACTCACCACCGTATTCTAAGTTCGTACTAAATTTGTACGAATAACACTCCTTGCCGGGCGCTTTCTAGCGCCTGGTTTATTCGAGCTGCTGGTTTTCCATGCAGCATGGGTTAAACTTGTTATCCAGCAGCTCGATTAAGCCGCAAGGCTCAGGCAGTTAATGGTGATGGATAGGTGTAAAAGCAACTCGGTGTCCCCTATCAGACAACTTGAACATGGCAACATGGCTGAACTATTAGCTGCAAGGCGCAAGATCCTGGTAACAAGCTTCTTCAAGACCTAGGACGCCAGGATCAAGGCGCAAGATTTTAATTGACATTGTATGAGATTTATCTTATACAGTTATAAATGAAAGGGGTGTATATGATAGATACATTAACTAATAAATACTTACCGGACTTTACAAAAGAAAAGGTGAGTAAAGAAGAAGCTGCAGAGCTGCTGTACCAGGCACTCTGTAAACATGCGAAAGACGTGGGCCATGATCCAGCTTGGGAAATTTTCAAGCAACCGCATGAAGATAGCCCAAAGGGAATCATGGTTTCATACGAAGCTGGCCCTTACGATTGGGGCGTGGGCTACTCTTTGAGCTCGCATCCTGAATCATACGATATGATGAACAACCCGCAAGATTGGTACCTGGAATGTTACTATGGGTTCGATGTTATCTTCTGTGACAAATAGATATCCTGGCCGCCAATTGGCGGCCTAATTTATTCAAGCTGCAATGTAAAACTGGTTTGAAACGTCTTTGCAGCTTGACTAAGTTACCTGGTCCAAAAACCAGGGTTCAAGGTCACAAGGCTCATGGATTAGGGCGCAGGGTTCAAGGCTCAAGCCTAACTTTGCAAGTCTCAAGGCACAAGATCCAGAATAAATCGAGATGCCTCCTCGTCCGAGGGGGGTAGCCATGATAAACGAACAACCACCATTCGTATTATGGCTCATATGCCATGATATTTGACCGGGAGAGAGCTTGACTTTGTTACCCGTAGTTACCTTAAGCTCTATCCAAAACTGTCCTCGTTGTTTATCTGTGATCTTATAAACGGCAAGTACATCAGGCAATCCTAACGGAGTAACTGCTTCGATTCTTGTTAAGGTAACTTTTGTAAATTTATCTTTGATTCTTTTCCAGAATCTCGTCTCCGGTTTCGTTGTCATTTACTTCACTATAACTCCCTTCGATAGACAATTTCTTGTCCATATCTCGTAATAATTTATCAACTTCTTCACGATTCAATTGATCTATACTGCCATGCATTATCTCTTTTCTGTCAATGTAAAGGCCACCAACTTGACCCCTGGATTTTTCAGCCGTAACGGCTGCATTCCAATTGCCTTTTTCTTCCGCACCTCTACTCAATTGGTCTAACCTTTTTAAATGTTTGTGGAGATTAATTTCATATTTCTTTTCTTCTTGATTCCGCAGCTCACGGATATACTCAGTGCAACCAGGATGTTTGCGTAGTTCGGAGGCCTCAATTCTTGCCCTCTTTTCTGAGTATCCTGCCAGGATCGCACATTCTGTAGCTGTTTTTGTGTCGCCTTCTTGAACAAACAATAAACAAAACTTTGCTTGTTTTGGTGTCAGTTTGTCTCGTAACTGTTCTAGTTCCATGATACCCTTATAACATGTTTTTGGCAGAAAACAAGGAAACCACCGCTACGCCATATATACCAGACGTAGCGGACATGTAGCGGTTAAATCAGGGTTAAGTTATTGTAATGTATATATTATTTCACTACCGCTACACCGCTACACCGCTACACGAGATATTTGAAAGGTTAAATATAATTTTGTTGTAGAAATAACTATAGCATTGTATAGATGAATCTTATTCACTCCCTTTCCCCCTCCCAATGTTTTCATTCTTCATTGGAGGGGGTGTTTTTATTTGACATCAGCATCTATATGGGATAATTAGCATATTATACATCAAAAGGAGAAACTATGATTGTAGATAAATATGTCGTTAATAATATTGGTTCAAAGTGGATCAAAGGAAAACGTAAAAAAGATTGTCTGTTGGCTAGTCTTGACGGCACTGATGGTATTGAACTAAAAAGATTAGTTCCTTTACTTGAGCAGTGGCACGAAACAGTTAATGGCGAATATGCAACAAGAAATATAGAAATAATAATTAATGTTAGGGAGGAGGATCGATGAGTAAGTTTGATTCGTGGGTCATGGACCAACAAGAAAGGGCCATGGAAGAAGCTGCAGATCGCTTGAAAGAAGAAGAAGGATTAAAAACTTTCAAGGTAACTGAGCGCTACATCAAAGAAGATACTTGGATTGTTAACGCAATCAACAAAGAAGAAGCAACGGACATAGCTATGTCCGTTGACCCAGATACTTCAGAAGTGCTGGAAGTTACCAGCACAACTGTTGATTACATAGAAACCTTTGATAACTTGGAGAAGTCATGAGTGATATATTAGATAGTCGAGATTTGTTAGACGAATTAAAAACGTTGGACGAAGAAGATTCCTACGATAAAGAAAGAATTGAAATGATAGATGATCTTAAAGAAGAAGTAGGCAAAGATAACTTTGAGATGGGTGTAACATTTATTCGTGAAAATTATTGGGTTCAATACTGTGAAGATTTGGCCTATGATTGCGGTTATATGGATCGTCAAGATGATAACAATCCTTTACACTATCACATAGATTGGCAAGGTTGGGCAGACGCAGTTGAAATGGATTACAGTCAAACAGATTTTGACGGTGATACTTACTATTGGAGGGCATAATGACAGATAGAAATAAACACTATCCAATTGGTTGGATGGTTGATGACGGAGAAATAAAAGTATGGTCTTTGGTGACAGGTGAAAGATTCCCGGAGGATCACGCCATACACAAGAGCGAAAGAAACTTTATTGAGGAGCAGATAACAAAGCATTTAACTTTATCTGGTCAAATAGAATGTTAACAAATATTTTACTAGGGCTAATACTCTTAGCCCTGGTTTTCATTGGATTCATGGTGTTTGTTCTTGGTAAAATGATTGATGAACAAATTAATAAAAAGTAATTTTAGAATAATACCAATCTCTCTCAAAGCTGCGAACGAATATATCACGGCACATCACAGGCATAATAAAAAAGTAACAGGGCACAAGTTCAGCATAGGAATCATGGGCCGTGAATCGTTGGTCGGGGTCGCTGTTTGTGGCAGACCAGTCGCAAGGGTCTTGGACGATGGAGGAACGCTCGAGGTCTTACGAGTATGCATCAAAGATCCAGCACCAAAGAACGCTTGTTCGTATCTCTATGCTAGATGTGAAAAGATATGGAGGGCCATGGGCGGTGAACGAATAATCACCTACACTTTGGAAACAGAACCAGGCGCCAGCTTACGAGCTGTCAATT